TGTATTTTCTCCACTTATAGTTTTTCTTCCAACTGGCAATTTTACTGTTGAAGATAATGTAGCTGATTCTTTTATCAGTTCTGGCAAGTAGCCGAAGCTGATCCGCCAAATCAAATGCTTCGGCTGGGTTGGTTTGCAGATTAGCGTTAATGTCAATGGCACGTACAATGCCTTCAGCAGTTGGATTGTGATCGGACTTACGCGCTGCATGACGTTGATCACCGAGCCACCCTTCTGGTGCAGTTCTATTTCTATCGGGGAACGCATCATCTATCTGCTCGCGTAATTGCTGACCAGCTTTGCACAGTTTAGGCATTATCTATAAAGATTGTGCTACTTGCCGAGTTTTAGGCCAGCAGGTATCGGCTCGGAATAATCCCATTTGGCGATATATGCGCCTTGTCCATCTGAATCATCTTGCAACAAAATATCCCCACTAATAGGATTAAAATCATCACCCGTTAATTCAGGATAAACGGCAATTATTTGTTCATATAAAGACATTTTTAGCTCCTAATCCATACGCCAGAGAAACAACTATCGGAAGCAGTTGATCTAAAAGAACCTGCCGCCGTTGTGCTATAACCAAATACTTCTAAATAGTCGCTGCTGCCATTTAGATAAACAATTGCTGAACCGCCATTATTATAGTTTTCTAATTTAAGTCCGCTTAAGGTTTTGTATAAAGAACCATTTTTAAACAAACCTAAATAGGAAGTTGCAAAAGTGGCATTGTTTTGGTCTATCCAAGCAATTACATTTATCTGATAATAACCTGCTGTAAGTGGTGTAAAGCGATAATTTGTAGTTGAGTCAAAGGCATTAGCGGTATCAAAATCTTCGCTATTCCATTGTAATTTAGTATAAGTATTTTGAGTTAAACTTTGATTACTCGTAATTCTTGTAACGCTAAAAGCTGGCCCACTTGCACCGCCAGCAGCAGCCCACTTAACCCCAAGCGTTTCGGCGCTATCTGCCGTTAAAACTGTTCCGTTTGCGCCAACTGGTATACGTGCATTAGTTGTGCTATAACCCCAAACATCACCTTTTGTAGTTAATGGGCTAGTTAATCCACCACCACCAACGGCTGTCCAAGCTGATCCATTGTAAACTTCAACAGCATTTGTGTCTTGTAAATATGACATCATCCCTTCAGCCAACACGCCGCTTAATGCAGTTGTGCGAGCAGTAGAGCTGGCAAACACCATAACTGTTTGTTCATTCAAATACGTGTTGACCTGGGCTGCGGTAAGCACATCCCCGGTATTGAACAACTTATATCCTGCGCCTGCCATTTGTTCTCCTTAGTAGCTCAGCACGTCTTCACCTAGTATACCCGATACATCGGAATCTAGGACAAAGCCTGCTAGTAGCGGTTCGGTTGTGTATAGGGTAGTCATCCAGGATGACTTGGTAATGTCGTGATGGATAGCATTTACTAGGCTTGATTGCACCACGCTAGTTGATCCTGGGGTGGTCTTAGTAACTGTTACTCCATCAAGCAATTCTATATCTACCCCTGCCAATGGCTTATTGGGGTTAGCATCATCGTAAAGATTGAGCTGAATGCTATCTATGCGTATCTCAGGGTCTTTGCGTGTGGCTAGAATGCCTTCAGCTTGATCTAAGGCTTCAGCATCGGTCTGCACCAATATGCCTGAGCGTGTGCCTGAATGCAAGAAGAACTTATCAATTGAATCTTGGTCAAAGGCATTCTGAGCTGTGCCACCTAAGCGTGTGATGGTTACGTCATTTATCAACGTTGTGTCATCTAGGGCAACTACTGCGTTGGTATATGAAATGTCTGTGCCTTGGTCGCTAAACTCATAGACCGGGAACGCTGGAGCGCCTATAAGGGCATTACGGCTTACAAAATTGACCTGACCATTACCATCTAGGAAGATGCCGCCAAACTCGCTCTGTTCCACGTTAAAGAGCGCCTGAAGGGCATCCCTGTCTGTGCCAGGGTCGGCTTGCAGGGTTGAATCGCCTGCATCAATATCACGTAAGCTAATAGGCCAATCAATCTCATCTAGAATGGCATTCACCCTAGCCCCTGAGAGTTGCACCCCTGAGCCTGGCACAGTTGTTATGCCTGATCCTGCAAGCAACTTAAAGCCATCTACGCATTTTAAGGTAACTGTGCTTAGTTCATCGTTGCCTTGCCTAAAGCCTGTGTCATAGTTAGTAATAAAGCCTGAAAACAAAAAGTAATTGTTAGTTGCATAAGTAGCATAAATGATAATCTGCCTAAGCGGCACAAGGTTTGGATAATAGATACTGGCAGGATTGGTTGGATTCCAATCGCCATTTTGATCATACAAAGTTACATTAGCTGTGCCAGCTTCAAACTGTGATGTAATGCGATTGCGCCCACGCCTAATAGATACTTTGCTAACAAGGTTTGTAACCTCTAATGGCAACGTGCCTGAGCCAAGGGTATTTGTGCCTAGTATGCCTTCAGTTGCGCTACCTAAGATTAAAGGGTTAATCTCAAAAGCAGTATCGCTGTCAAAGTCAACAAAGACACGCAACGTTGGTGCTGGCATTAAATTGCCCTACTTTGTAGCAGTAATCCTTTGCCTGTCTTTTGATAGGTATATTGGATGTCGGTTATGACTTCAGCCAAATCTTCAGCAGATGTTACGTTGCCTTCAACATTAACATTTATCGTAGTTGTGCCCATAGGATTGCCTTCAGAATCAAGACCTAGTTTGGCAAAAAGTGCTGCTAGTTCAGCCGCTCTAATTGCGTTTTCTGCTTCTGCTAAAGCTCTTTCCGATTCAATTAATGCTAATAATGCTTCGGATTCTCCTAATAAAGCTTCTGCATCTGATGCTGCTAAATCTGCTCTGATGCCTTCTGCAATAGCATGTTCAAGAGTTAAAGGCTTAAATGGGTTGACAAACTCATCTAAAGGTCTTGCTCCATTAATATAAACGTTAGTGGCAGTTACATCCATACGCTCTAGCTTTGTAACTGTCATTTTATCTTGATCAAGCTTTAAACCTTTTTCAGCAAATAAAGTTTCAATAGGTATCTTAATCTTTAATTGTGATAACAATTCTTTAATGCGATTGATTGTTCCAGGCCAATCGGCAAATGGATCGCCAACCATTTCATCTAGGTTATCAAGCAATAAAGCCAATTCTTTTGCAGCAGCTTCTGCGCCAATTAACTGCCCTTCAAGAATAATGGCTCGCTTAACATCTTCATCTAGGATGGCTCGCATAAGCTCTAGTCGTAGGCGTTCTACTTCATTGATTTGACCACCAAGTGCAGCAGCAATCTGAATACGATCTAATTCAAATCGTTTATTGATTTCATTAATTATGCCTGCTTCAGCAGCTTGTTTTTTCTTTTCAGTAGTTACTTTCTTTTCAGCAGCTAAGCGTTGTGAAGCAGTTTTAGCCTCAGCCTTGGTCAATGCGTTTTGTGTTCTTAAACGTGCGCGGTTGCGTTCTTCCTCACGCCTACGCTCTTGAGCTTGGATTCTTGCCGTTGCTGATGCAAAACTTTCTCCAGGATCACCCATAACAATGCCACCAATGACAAAGCGTGTGAAGCCTTCAAACAATGCACCTAAAGCCTTGAATGGTGCGCTGTCTACAATGTCTTGGAATGTATCCTTAGCATCTTTGCCAAACTCAATAACTGCTGCGCTAAGATCACCTAATGCTTTACCTAGGTTTATGATTCCTTCTTGTAAATCTTCAATAGCAATATCTGCATCTTCTAAGCCAGATACTAAGCCTTCGCCAAACGCTTCTTTTGCTTGCTCAACTGATGCGCTAAGTCTTGCCATCTTGCCTGCAAAGGTGTCTGTTGCCTTACCTGCTGCGCCATCAAATCTTTCTTGCAAGTCTTTGATGACATCTTCAAACTTACGACCTTTTAGCTCTGTTGTCGTATAGCCAATGCGTAGACGTGCTAGTGCAGTTGTTTCGCCTTTGTAAGCTCGCTGCAAAGCATTGGTAATTGTGTTCAAATCTTTGCCAGTTCCAAGACTTACATCTAGGGCTGTTGATAAAATCTTTTGAGCTGTGCTGGCATCCCCTGTGGCCTGAGATAAGCTGATAAATGCGTTAGTTAATTTATCGCCTGCAACGCCGGTAGCTAGTTCTAACTTGTCTATAAACTCACTGATGAATGGTGAAGCAAAGCCTAGGTTGACCGCGTTTAACTGTGTGGCTAGTAATTGCGCTTCTTTTGTGCTATCGCTAAATGCCTGTACAGATGCCTTGCCAAACTGTACAACTTTAGTAACTGAAAAAACGGCAAGGAACTTCTTGCCTAATTTGGTAAAGGCATCATCTGCCTTTTTTGTGCCTTTATCGTTGTAACTTGTAACTATGGGAAATACAATTGCCACGTTACAACCTCGCTATCTCAGCATTGGCATTAGCTGCTACTTGTTCTAATACTTTTAATACTGTGGCCTTTGCTTTGCCTTGATCCTCAACTAAGTTTCTTCCCATTAAGCGGCCTGATGTTTTAGCCGTGCGCCCGGTCTGCTCTAGGTTGCCAATGCCATTATTTAGGTTAGCAATAAAATCTCTACCAGCATCAGGGTTGTTTGATTTAGATTGGGAGCTGCCGTATCTGTTTTGTCTGCCAGCAGTTTCTATAATTGCACCAGCAGCAGATTTGTTCAATAGGCTAACAAGTGATGACCAGCCTGTGCGATTGCTCTTGCTTTTGGCTAGTGAATAAGTTAAGCCCCGTCTAACTACATTAGGTTCAAAGCTAGGAAAAGCTCGGTTGCGACCTGTTCGGCTCTTGCGCTCATATCCTGGATAATTAAAGCGAGATAGGTTATCAATTGTGCCTGGCACATCGCTACGCGCTGCCTTAGTAATTTCTTTTAAGGGCGCAGCAATCTGGGCGTTATATGCCTTAAGGGTTTCAGGGGCTAGTTTACGCAGTATCTTTCTAGCCTCTACGACCCCTTTTACCTCTGTTGGCATTCTCTCGCTCTCTTGCCTGCTGCTTTAGGACTTCGTAAAAAGCCTTAAGCAAATCTGTGTCCATGTTAATAAACTCGCTAGGCGCGATCCCAGTATAGATGCTTAACTGAGCAATTCTATACGTAAAGGAATCGCGCGTTAGCCATTTGGGGAATCGTCTGACACCACATCCACAGCAGCTAGAGTTTCTAGAAACGCTGAGCCAAAAGGTTTGACATCAGGCGCATCTGCGCGGCGTAGACATTCCCATGCAAGCCAATAGATATGTTCTTGCTTTTCATCCTCGCGAAAGGCTTTGTGGAAGCCTTTACGAAATTGCTGCTCAAAAGCATATTCAACAGATGGACTAATTGAGTGTGTGCTCTTAGTTCCATCAGCCCTTGTTACTATTATTCTTGCCATTTTTGCCCCTTTTTTAAATTAGAACGTGCCGGTGTCGGCTACTGTAACAGCAGAGTTTATCGTAAAGGTGATGTCCTGTGTTCCAATATCGCCAACCGCGCCGTTGATAGGTGTTAGGTTGTTGACAAGAATATCAAATGTGTACAACGGATTGGTTGCTGATACTGCTGGCACTTTAGCCTGCACCATCTTTACAGCCACAGTTGTGCCAAAAGCGGCATTGAGTGTCTGCAATACATTTGATGTTGCTGTGTCGTTTAGGAAGGATACAGTTAGTGTTGCTGATTCTAATCCCTTGACAAACTTGTGTGAAGAATCGCCCATGGCGGTTACTTCTAGTTCGTCAGCAGCACGATTCAGAGTTACTGAAGTTACGTGGTCGCTAAGATCAATCGCGTTAATCTTTAGACCAACAGTATTGTTTAAAAA